TGTTTAGACCATTCAGTAGAATTCAAGGGATGACGACAGACCTCAGCCCATCCATGTTCGTTTTTAGCGTGATAAGCGATTATTGGATTAAAGTTTTGCATTGTTAACACCTATTTAAAAGAAAAAGAAAATTATTTGACCAAAACGTCAAAGTAAGCCAGCAAACCCACGCAAAGGGCTAAACCCAATGCAATGGCTGTGAGATAGTCTAATAGATCGTTTTTCATGCTGGGATGCCCTCAATGGCACGTGATTGAACTTTCTTGCTTGCTATGTCGTACATTGTCCAACAATCACGATCACCCCAATAAGCGGCCTCTTGATCGTCATCAACGATTTTGCGAACCTCTTGCATGATTAAAACATTGCGGACAATATCGGCATTGCGCGGGAATTGATAGTGCAGCCAGTTTTGGAAAAAATTTAAGTATTCTGAACGATTGCTTTTCATGTTGACACCTATTGAGAGTTGATAAAAGAGAGGAAAATTTGACCCTCTCACTATATAAGCAGGGAAGAATCGTGCCAACTCTCGTAAGTTGTTGATTCTATTGATAGCTCCAAAACCCTATAAGTATTTACACTTAGAATTAAAGTATGCAATAATTAAATTAATTCAATTTATTAGGATATTTTGATAATGGCTAGACCCTCAAGCCCCAAGACTAGAAACTTCTTGAGAATCCTCACAGACCCTCAAAGAATCATTTTGTTATCAGCGGGTCAAGGTGATTTAACAAAGGGCTTTGAGAACGTCCTAGACCTGTACCAATGGGCATATAACAAAGGGTTTAGACCGAACATGAATTTGGATTCATTAGGAATCTCGGTAAACAACCAACAACCCTAAACAGAGGATTAACAGGTAAGGTAAACACTAAGGGAAGGATAAGAGAAGGGAATGCGAATAGTTCTCGTTTAGATTCAAGTAACCCAAAAAAGGTGCATCCCTCTCTTACCCGATGCAAATGAGAATCATTCGCATTTAGACCTGGTTATTTGTACAGTAGGGAAAACCCTGGTGGATGGATGAACAGTACTGGCTGCTTGTACAGTAGTAGAAACCCTTAGGTAGAAACCCTGGGTGTATGGAAAGATGGGGGGGGAGGGGGTAGGTTGGGTTGGTAGATATTTGTGGAGCCACCCCCATTCTGAAAAAGCTAAAAGGAGAAATATGGAACTGAAACGTGGAAGAGGAAGACCAAAGGGAAGCGTCAAGATGACCATACAGAGGTTTGCTGACAATCCGCCCCTAGTACTACCTAAGACAGACCATCAACGTCTCAAGGAGCTTAAAGAGCTGATGATTAGGTCTGGAGGTAAGGATGTGGCTCAGAAGGTTATTGAGATAGCCCTTAATGATGAGCATCCCCATCAATTAGTAGCACTTAAGATGTGTCTTGATAGGACTCTTCCTGTTTCTTTGTTTGAAAAGGACAAGAGCCAGAGAAGTGCCGTAACCATCAATATTACTGGTTTGGGACAAGAACCGATTATTGTTGATGAACAACCTGAAGACGTAGAGGCTAAGTATGGCTGATCTGAACTTCTCTCTACTTCCTTGGCAACAAGAAGTATTTAAGGATACGACTAGGTTCAAGGTTGTGGCTGCTGGGCGTAGGTGCGGTAAGAGTAGGATGGCGGCAGTTACCCTACTGATAGAAGGACTCAAGTGTCCACAAGGCTCTGCGGTTCTTTATGTTAGTCCCACTATGGGACAAAGCCGACAGATTATCTGGGACTTGTTGCTAGACCTTGGAAGAGAGGTTATTCAGTCTTCTCATGTGAACAATCTAGACATTACCCTGATAAACGGAGCTAGGATATACGTTCGGGGTGCGGATAGACCTGATACGCTCCGTGGTGTCAGTCTGACCTATGCCGTTCTCGATGAGGTTGCCGACATTAAACCTGAAGCATGGGAACAAGTCATCAGAGCCAGTTTGTCTGATAAACGGGGGAGAGCACTCTTTATTGGCACTCCTAAAGGACGTAATTGGTTCTACGATACCTTCAAACTAGGTGAGTCAGAAGATGATCCGGATTGGAAGTCCTGGCACTTCACCACTGCTGATAACCCCTTGATTGACCAAGCAGAGATAGATTCCGCTAAAAAGACCCTGTCATCCTTCGCTTTCAAGCAAGAGTTTATGGCTTCGTTTACCAATGCGGGTTCGGATATCTTCAAGGAAGAATGGATCAAATACGGGGTTAGTCCTGAACATGGAAGCTATTACATCGCTGTTGACCTTGCAGGATTCGAGGAAGTTGCCAAACAAGCCGCTAACGCTAAGAAGCGTCTGGACGAGTCTGCTATCTCTATCGTTAAGGTGACAGACGATGGGAAGTGGTTTGTTGAGAAGATTGAACATGGACGTTGGGACATCCGAGAGACAGCCTCTAAGATACTGATTGCTATTCGGGACTACCGCCCTTTAAGTGTAGGGATAGAGAGGGGGGCGCTAAAGAATGCTGTTTTGCCCTACTTGTCAGACTTGATGCGAAAGAACAACACCTATGCTCATATCGTGGATTTGACCCACGGGAATAGAAAAAAAGCAGACAGAATCATCTGGGCTTTACAAGGTAGGTTCGAGCATGGCAGAATTGTGTTAAATTCGGAAGAAGATTGGGATGAGTTTGTAGACCAGTTAATCCTGTTCCCTGCTCAAGGAGTCCATGATGACTTGCCTGACTCCCTCAGTTACATTGACCAACTGGCTGTTACATCTTACATGGAAGAAGATGACAGTGAGGAATGGCAACCAGTAGATATTATTTCAGGTGTTTAACTTTTAGGAGAAATTATGCCAAGCCCATACAAACGTGGTCGTTCAGGATATTCAGAAGCTGATGAAGCGGCAGCAGAACGCAATGCCATGTTAGAGCGAAGAATCTCTAGCGATGCTTTGCGAAGAAAAAATGCGGGTGAACGTGGAATTGTAATGTCATCTGATGAGGTTGACGCTAGGACTCGTAATACTCGTGCTAACTATTTAGATAGGCTTTCAACAGAGGCGGGTCGTGAACAAAATGTTAAAAATGAAAGTTTTGCAAGAGAAGTTGATCTTCCAGCCGCCAACAGCCGAGATCAATACGAAAGTGAACGTGAAGCTGGCGATCCAAATGCACTAAAACTTTCTTTTGCTGAGTGGAAAAAACTTTAAAGGTTTATCATGGAATTCCAAGAACCATCAGACTCAGACAAAGAGATAGTTAACTTTGTTGTCAACCATTGTGATAGATGGAGGGATTGGAGAGATGTCAATTGTCTATCTGATTGGCTAGAGTATGAGCGCATCTTCAATGGTGAGTGGGATGCCCAAGACAAGACTAGAGACTCAGAGCGTAGCCGTATCGTTACCCCCGCTACCCAACAAGCCGTAGAGACACGCCATGCCGAGATCATGGAAGCCATCTTTGGTCAAGGTGAGTTCTTTGACATTCAAGACGATATTCGTGATGTCAATGGTAGCCCCCTAGATGTTGAAGCCATCAAAGCACAACTGATGGAAGACTTTAAAGTCGATAAGATTCGCAAGTCTATTGACCAGATTGAGTTGTTGGCGGAAATCTATGGTACTGGTATCGGTGAGATTGTTGTCAAAACAGAGAAAGTCTATGTTCCTAGCACTCAGGCAATACCTGGTCAAATGGGACAAGCCGCTATCGGAGTAGTAGAACAAGACCGCATTGCAGTCAAGATTGTTCCTGTAAACCCCCGTAACTTCTTGTTTGACCCCAATGGAACATCTATTGATGACTGTATGGGTGTTGCTATTGAGAAGTATGTCTCTATCCACAAGATCGTAAAAGGTCAAGAAGAAGGCATCTACCGCAAGGTAAAGGTCGGCACTGACTCGATGGACACGGACTTAGAGCCTACACAAGAAGTCTCCCAGTACGAAGACGATAAAGTTAAACTTTTGACTTACTATGGTTTAGTTCCTAGAGAGTACCTTGAACAACTAGAAAATGAAAAAGATGGCGAAGCAGAAGACTTGTTCCCTGAAGACAGTATTCAAGATGAGTATTCCGATCTGGTTGAGGCTATCGTAGTAATTGCCAATGATGGGACTCTTCTGAAAGCAGAAAAGAACCCATACATGATGAAGGATAGACCGATCCTTGCTTATCAGGACGATACAGTTCCTAATCGCTTGTTGGGTCGTGGTACTGTTGAGAAGGCTTACAACTCACAAAAAGCTATTGATGCCCAAGTTCGTTCACACTTAGATTCACTAGCCCTCACAACTAGCCCAATGATGGCTATGGATGCTACCCGCCTCCCACGGGGTGCTAAGTTTGAAGTAAAGCCAGGCAAGGCAATCCTGACAAACGGCAATCCCAGTGAGATTCTGTTCCCGTTCAAGTTTGGCAATACTGATGGCTCTAACCTGACAACTGCCAAAGAGTTTGAGCGTATGCTTTTGATGGCAACAGGCACTCTTGACTCACAGGGAATGGTTACTGCTGTCTCTAGAGATGCGGGTCAGGGCGGTATTTCGATGGCTACCGCCTCGATTATCAAGAAATACAAGCGTACCTTGGTGAATTTCCAAGAGGATTTTATGATCCCCTTCATCACCAAAGCCGCCTACCGCTATATGCAGTTTGATCCCGAGCGTTATCCCACTGTAGACATGAAGTTTATCCCGACTGCTGCTTTAGGAATCATCGCTCGTGAGCATGAACAACAGCAAATGATTGGTTTACTCCAGACTCTTGGCCCGAATACACCTGTTTTGCCTATCATTTTGAAGGGCATCATGGCTAATTCATCTCTGTCAAACAGATTTGAGTTGATTGAGATGCTAGACAAGATGTCTCAAGCTGATCCACAGGCTCAACAAGCGGCTCAGATGCAACAACAATTGGCCATGCAACTGGCTCAAGCCCAGATTGCTGTCCAAACTACTCAAGCAGAGCAGAACAAGGCTGAAGCGCAAAAGTTATTGACTGAAGCGCAATTGATGCCTATTGAGTTGCAAGCAAAGAGTATGGCGGCTAACACCAAGAACCTGCCTACTGATGATGTTTTGGCTTCGCGAGAGTTTGATAAGCGTGTCAAAGTTGCTGAATTGATGCTTAAAGAAGCTGATATTCAGAACAAGGCTAAGATTGTTGAAAAGCAGATGACTAGACAATGAATCCAGAACTTCAGAAGTACTACGAAGAGAGGTTTTCCATGATGTCCACTCAAGGGTGGATGGATTTAATGGAAGATGTTGACAAAATGATAGAGCCTTTGAATAATATCTCAACAATTGCAGACGAAAAAAGTCTACAATTCAGAAAAGGTGAGTTATCTATACTTATTTGGCTGAAAAACTTGAAACAAGTCAGCGAAAGAGCATTTGAGGACTTAAATGAGAAGAATGTATGAATTTGCCTGTATAAACGGGCATAAGACAGATAGATTTGTTGATTATGAGTTAACAAGTCTTGTGTGTGATTGTGGTGAGGAGACTCATCGCATTTTATCTGCACCAGCTTTTAAGCTAGAAGGGTGGTCTGGGACTTTTCCATCATCGCATGGAAGGTTTGAGAAAAGCCACTTAGATAGATTAAAAGCGGAGCAGAAACTCAACTCATAAGCAATAATGCCGAGTTGAATCTCCTACAACCGAACAACGGCAGGAAAAGGAAAAAGTATGTTGATTGATGATGACAAAGAAAAGTTGGGTGAGTTAGAGATTGAGCAGCAGAAGATCGAGCAAAAGCCTGAACTTCCTGAGAAATACAGGGATAAAAGTTTAGACGAGATTGTGAGGATGCACCAAGAGGCTGAAAAGTTAATTGGAAAGCAAGCACAGGAAGTAGGCGAGGTCAGAAAGTTAGCCGATGAACTTATCAAACAGAACCTTGGTTCACGACAGCAGACTAGACAGGAAGAGCCTGAAGTAGATTTCTTTGAGAATCCACAGAAGGCAGTTCAAAGGACTGTTGATAATCACCCTGACATCCTAGCGGCACGACAAGTTACGCTAGAAATGAAAAGGGCGCAAATTCAGCAAAGGTTAGCGCAAGAACATCCCGACTTTGGCGAAATAGCTAAAGATCAGGACTTTGCAAATTGGGTGAAGTCTAGCCCTGTTCGCATTAAGATTTTTGAGCAAGCCGATTCTGGATACGATTTCGACTCAGCCAATGAATTGCTATCTACCTATAAACAGCTACGTTCTGTTAAACAGAAGCAAACGAGTGATGATGGCGAGGTAACTCGCAAGCAGAACTTAAAGGCAGTAGGTGTTGATGTAGGTGGTTCTGGTGAATCATCAAAGAAAGTATACAGAAGGGCTGACCTTATTCGGCTCAAAATGCAAGACCCAAATCGGTATGACGCACTAAGTGACGAGATCATGGCGGCATATCAAGAGGGTCGGGTTCGTTAAACTTTAGGAGATTTAATCATGGCATATCCAACACCAGCGGTAACAGTAACCACCGCAGCAACGTTCATTCCAGAAATCTGGTCTGATGAAATCATAGCCGCTTACAAGAAAAACCTTGTATTGGCTAACATCGTAATGAAGATGAACTTCAAAGGTAAGAAGGGCGATGTAGTTCACATTCCCGCACCTACCCGTGGTTCAGCTTCAGCAAAAGCGGCATCTACTGCCGTGACTTTGATTGCCGATACTGAGACAGAGATTCAAGTGTCTATTAACCAACACTTTGAATATTCACGTTTCATTGAGGACATCGTTGAAGCACAAGCCTTGAACAGCTTGCGTCAGTTCTACACTGCTGATGCGGGCTATGCGCTTGCCAAGCAAGTAGACACGAGCTTGATCCAATTGGGTCGTGCATTCAATGGTGCTACCATCGGTACTAACGACTACGCAACTTCTGCGGCTACTACCAAAGCCTTTATTGGTGGTGATGGTACGACTGCTTACAATAGCTCTTCATCCAATGCTTCCGCTTTGACTGATGCCGCTATTCGCAGAACCATTCAGCGTTTGGATGACAATGACACTCCTATGGATGGTCGTTTCTTTATCATTCCTCCTTCAAGCCGCAATACGTTGATGGGTCTTTCCCGTTACACAGAACAGGCTTTTGTGGGTAATGGT